AAAATGGATAGACAGTTTGTTGAAATCTTATAAAGTCCTATATAATTTTGTATATGCAGAGAATCATACTGCTATAAAGTGGTTAGAAGCTCTCGGTTTTGTTTTTATAAATTATCACGAAAAATATGGACAACATGAAAAACCATTTTATGAATTTCTGAGGATCGCCTAAATGTGTAACCTTGTAGCTGCTAGTGCTGGTATATCTGCATTACAAGGGCTTGCTATGCGTGGTGCTGCACAAGACGCTGCTGACCAAGCATATCAAGTAGAAGTGGCAGGTGTAGCTAATGCTGAAACTGATAAAAGAAATAAACAAGCAGCATTAATGGAGCAACAGAGTGATAAAGAAAAAACTTCTGCACAAGATAAATTTGCTAAAAGTATTGATGCCTTAAGAGCTAGAGCTTCACTCTTAGCTTCAGAAAGATCAGGTGTAAGCTTTGGACTGATTTTACAAGATAATGAAAGACAAGCAGCAAACTATAGAGAATCTATTAGACAGTCATTAGAATCAGCAAGAAGACAGCATAAGAGATCTATACAATCGACAGAAGCACAATATCAAAATATAAGAAATCAATACAGAAGCCAAACACAACAAGCATTTAATCAAATACCTTCTTTAGGATCAATTATATTGGGTGCAGGTGCAAGTGCCTTGCAAACCGAAATTGCTGTAAATCGTTAAAACTATGTCATCAAGTTTTCAAAGTACTGCTTACCAATCGTTTGCACAACCAGTAGATACGTTTGTAAAGCCTGTTAGTGTCTTACCAAAAACTGATATGATGGCACTTGCCGAAACTTTAAAGGTTATAAATCCAGTATTAGAAAAGTTTATAGAAACTAAGATTGATGAAAGAAGGGCAGAAATATCAGAAGAGGCTTTAAATGATGCTTTAGATAGCTCAACAAACGATTGGGCTGACGCATCTAAATATGTAAAAGATAATAAACTTTTTAGTGGTAATAGACTTTATAACAAGGTTTTTAAAAGAACAAAAGCTACCATTTTAGGTGGTAGTTTAGAAAGTAAATTTAAAACTGAATACGAAAGTGCAACAGTAGATGGAGTGCCTTTATCAAATTTCTCTTTAGATTCATTAGAGTTTTCAGATTGGTTAAACGAAACAAGAACAGAAGTTATAAATTCTTTAGGTGATGTAGATAGTGATACTTTTAATAAAAAATTCTTTCCATATCTTATAAATGCCACAACTAAAATAACTGATATTCACGAAAAAAGACATGAGGAATTTCAAGTAGAAAAATTAAAAATTGATGCTTCTAGTCTTGCTAAAAATATAATTAATTTTCAAACAGCAGGTCCAGATTCAGATGACGTTAGCAAAAAACAATTTTTATTATTAACAGCTTCTATAGATCAATTTGAAAATGATATAAATAAATTAGGATTAAGTTCAGCAAATAGATCAGCTATCAATAAAACAATATTAAATAGTCTTAGTGCTGAAGCAAAAAGAATTGGATTTGATACTGGTGATGTAGATTTAGCTTTGTCAATTTTTAAGAGTGCAGATCAATTTCCTTTTGGTCCTAGTGGACAGTTAACTTTATTAGACCACCCTGATTACGTTGACATGGAGAATAAGTTAAGAGAAGATGTTGAAGACTATACAGATAAATCAGATAGAAGAGACAGGGCAGAAGTAAAGAGACAAAAAGAAGAAGCGTTAGAATTAGGTATGTTGAATGTTGCTGCTTTATACACAGCAGGTAAAGGAGAAGAAGCAGTTGCATTATTAGAAGAATTGCAAGACGCAAATCCATTACTTGCAACAAAATTACAAGCAAACGCAGAAGCTTTAGATGGAGACACTAATCAAAAATATGCCATATTACTCAAAAGAATTACTGAAAATAATTTTGATACGTTAGCAGATGCAAGAACAGCAGCTATGGCTTGGTTTCTTGACCCTGCAACAATTAAAAGCGATCTTAATGTAAACCGATTAAATACTTTAATGAAACTTGCAGGTACAGTTGATAAAGGAGTCTTAACACCTTTAAATAGTTATTTTGTTAGATATGAAGATCAATCAAAACTTTTATTAACATTAGATCCAAGGTTTGTAATATTCTCACAAATAGGAAAAGAACAACAATTAACTACTGTAAAACTTAATACTGAAGCTTTTAAGAATGAATTTAGAGAATTTAAATTAGCTAATCCTAATGCGGATACAGGGCAACTTGAAGCTAAATATGAACAACTTAAAATAACATACAATAATAAATTAATTAATGATCTAAACGCTTTATTAGATCCTTCAAATGAACAAACTGACAACAATACAGAATTTATAAATCAAAACCAAAGCGGACTTGAGGGAGTAGCTACAGATAGTGGAACTAATAACAATAACGAAACTGGTGATTTCTTTGGTAACACAAGTCTACCTTCAGTTGAATCAAGAGTTATTGCTGAACTAACAAGAATGGGAGGTATTACAAAAGAAAACAGAGATAAGTTACTAGAAGAAGTAGTAATTGAAAGAGATAAAATGAACTTTACAAATATTGCTGGAAAGGCAGAGGCAAATCGAGTAATTAGATTTTTACAGACAGGTGAGTATGGATATGGTTTTGGTGATCCTAAAGTTTATGAACCTATGAAACTTTTGGTAGATGCTGATAATTTAGAACTTAGTGCTTTTAGTGGTGACTCGCCCACTACTGTAACTGTTGAAGCAGGTGATACTTTAAGTCAATTAGCAGAAGAGTTTGGTATTCCTTTAAAAGCGTTTATGGAAGCAAATAATATAACTAATGCAGATTTAATAAGAGCAGGTCAAGAGTTAGTTGTACCAATGGTCGAAACTGAAACTACTAATAAAACAGAAACAAAAAATAAATTACCTGAGACAGAACTAAATAAATTAAAAAAAGAAATAAAAGTAAAGACAGATAAAAAACAACCTCTTACTAAACAACAAATTAATAAACTATTACTTAATGCTGGATTTACAAAAGAACAAGCAAGAATAATGACTGCTATAGCAATGGCAGAATCAAAAAATAAAGCAAATGCTTTTTATGGTGGTACAGAAAAAGAACCAGAAGCATCTTATGGTTTGTTTCAAATAAATATGTATAACTACAAAGGTATGGAATTAGGAAATGATAGGCAACCTAAACTAGGTATAGATAATAATGAAGCTTTATATGATCCTGTACTCAATGCTATAGCTGCTAAATTAGTGTTTGACGAAACACAAAAACTAAAAGGTAATGGTTATTTAGCTTGGGGGGTCTATTCTAAAGATGGAAAGACTGAAGATCCAAACGCTAAATACAAAGATTTTCTTGATTAAACATGACAGATTCAAACATCAATAATCTTCTAAACAATGAAGAGGAAGAAGAAAAGAAAAAGATAGAAACACCAGAAACAGATGCTTTGTTTCAAAGGTTAGATAATCAACCCCTATCTGCTGTCAGCAAAGTTATAAACAAAAGCAATGCAGGTGTAGTAGATTTTTTTGATAATAAGTTTTTAGGAAATCAAAGAAGTTTTGAAGAAATATTAGAAAACAGATCACGACTAATTAATGAAAGAGAAGAAAAATTTGCAGAAATAGATGAAAAACTACAAAAAACACCAGAGTCGCAAGTTATAAGAGGAGCTATTACTGGTCCTTTAAAAGCAATAAACGAAACTGTAGAATTTGCAGATGATATATACGACTATCTAGCTGGCAATCCATACGACAATAACGATCTTATTGATTACAGTTATTTTGAGAGAGAAGATGATGGTGCATTTTTCCAGATACCACAAGCTATAACTCAATTCTTACTACCTATGGGAATCCTTAGTAAAGGTCTTAAAGGTATTAGGAACCCTTGGACAAGAAACCTTGTTGCAGGTTTTCTTACAGATTTTGTTGTAGAAGATCCATTTGAACAAAACCTTTACAACATGGTTGATGAATATGAAGGTTCATTAGAACCTGTAATAGACATATTGAAAATGCCAGCATCAATATTTAAAGCTGATGATGATATATCTCCTATAGAAGCAAGACTTAGAAAAGCTTTCGGTGGTGCAGTTATAGGGGAAGTTTTAACAGGTTTGTCTGTAGCTTTGAAAGGTTTTAGAAATTCTCCACTTGCACCGAAAATAATATCAACCTTAGAACGTAAAAGAAAATTAAAGTTTAAAGACCTTGGTATTGATGAAGCTGGTAACGAGTTACTAGATGTTAAAGTTATTGATTTATTAAAACCCTTAGAGGTAAAAAAAGGGAAAGGTATAGGAGATAAAACACAGATACCAGAAGTCGGTGACAAAATAGAATCTACATTTAACCCAAACCTAACAGGTGGTGGTGTTGAAGAGCTAACAGATTATGTATTAAATATTGCTGAATATTTTAAAAGCACAGATGAATTCGGACAATGGGCTAGGTCTGTATCTTTAGGTGATATGTTTGCTGCTTCTCAAAGACAAACAAATGGAGAAGCTTTAGAAGCTGCTAGATTTTTCTTACAAGAATTTGGTCCTTTCAAAAAAACTACAAATGGCAAATTAATTAATAACAAAAGATATTTACCTGCTACAGCTATAACCATAAATCAAATGATGAATAAAAATGGCGAAGCTGTTTTTAATTTGTCTGCTGCCTTGCATAATGCCATAGCTACAAAAAATGTAGATCTTATAAAAGAAATAAAACCACAATTCTTAAATCAAGTAAAAATGTTAAAAGGTCTTGTTTACTTAAATAAAGGAGTTGGTTCTTTAACATCACAATCTTTAGGTGCTAGAAGAATTGCTGGTGATTTAAGAGATACAGTAACAGAAGCAAAAGATTTTGGAAGACGATCAAGAGGTACAGAGAATATAAATAATATAAATAGAGATTTTGTTGAAAATGTAGGAGTAAGTGAGATAGATGAAACCTTTAACAAAATTTTTGATCTAGTAGAAAAAGGAGATCAAGAAGCTGCCTTAGCTCTAACAAGACTTACAAAATACTTGAACGTAGCAGGTGGTAATCCAGAAGTTATGAAGCACATGATTAAAAAAGGATTGCTTTTAAAAGGTGTAGAGTTTACTAACGAAATATTTATTAACTCTATTCTTAGTGGTCCACCTACTCATATAGTCAATCTTTTATCTACAAGTTTAAATACTTTATCAAAACCATTAAGTCAATCTCTTGGTGCTGGAAAAATTGTTTTTAGAAAAGATATGAATATTTCTTTTCCAGAAACACTTTTAGCTAGAAGAGATAACTTAACATTTAAACCAGAATTTAATACTGATGAATTTATTAAAGGTTGGAAACAGTTTATTTATATGGGTGAATCTTTAGGTGATGCTTTTAATATTGCTCGTAAAGCTTTTAAGGTGAATGAAAATGTACTTGATAGAGGTGCAATGGTTTCAGATGCACAACGAGTATCAAGAAATATAAATGCAGAAGATGTAAGAAATTTTGCAGATCAAAATATTGTTACTAGAGGTACAGTAAAACCTTTTGTTGATGTGTTTTTAGCTGATGCTTGGCTTCCTTCTATTTACAACAATTTCAGAAGAATAAATGGTTTTGGTTCTCGTATGCTAATTACAGAAGACGAGTTTTTAAAACAAGTAAACTTTAGAGCTTATGTAAAAGCAGAAGCTTGGGAACAAGGTGTTAGGAAAAATTTAGAAGGAGCAAAACTGAAAAGATATATTAAAGAACAAACAAAGAAAGTATTTGACATTGTTGATACTGGCAGTACTAAAAAAATGCCAAAGAGTATTCAAGATATGTATAAAAAGGCTAGAGATTTTGCTGCTGAAGCTACATTTACAAAAGAATTAGACCCAAAATCTATAAGTGGAAGAGTACAGAATTTTGCACAACACCCTTATGGAAGAATAGTTTTTCCTTTTGTAAGAACTCCTATAAATATTCTTAAAACACAAATTAGATATACACCTTTTGTAAATTTAGTGATGAGTGAATACAGGCAAGCACTTAGAAGTACAGACCCTAATATTGCTGCAAGAGCTAGAGGTGAAATGTATTTAGGAGGTGGGTTTGCTGCTTCAGTAGTTTTGATTGCTAGAGATATGGAAAATCCTTTTGCAGAGATAGGCATGACAGGTGCAGGTCCTAACACTTATGGAAATAGAGATGCAGCAGAAGCAAACAGAACATTAGTAAAACAATTAAAAGAAGAAGGTTGGCAACCATATTCATTTAGATTTTTAGTAAGAGATTCAAATGGAGAAATAGTTTTAACAAAAAGTGGTAACCCAAAATATAAATATATTTCTTATAAAAGACTTGATCCTTGGTCTGGTTTATTTATGCTTGCAGCAGATTTTGTAGAAGTAGAGGGTCAAATAAATAGTCAACAACGAAACGATTTTGCTACAGGACTTTCTGTTGCAATTGCACGAAACTTAACAGACAGAACTTATATAAGAGGTCTTAGTGAAGTTGCTGAAGGCATACATAATCCTTATGCGTTACAAAGTTTACTAGCAAGAAGAGTTGCTAATATTATTAATCCTGTTGCTGGATTAGGTAGATCGGTCAAAAGAGCTACAGACAAAACAAAACTTGATACTACATATTATCCAGCAGATGAAATGATTACAGGTCTTAGACAAACTCTTAATGAATTAGCTAGAACAATACCTTATTTCAATGCAGATTTAGAACCTGATAGAAACTGGTTAACAGGTTCAGTGATTAAATATCCTAGTGGTTTTGGACCTGATACCTTTGATATTTTAAATCCTTTTACTGCTACTAATACAAAAGATAATTATGTTCTCAGTGTCATTAATGACTTGAACATATCTTTACAACCACCTAAAAAGTTTTTTATGAGAAGACAAGGAATACAAGGAAGTGGTATTGAACTTACAAGCAAACAATATGCAAGTTATATTAAGTATTTAGCTTTTAATACAAAAGTAGATGGTCAAAGGTTGATAGTGAATTTATACAAAGAGTTAAATAAACCTGAAAATAAAGCTTTTTATAAAACCGCTATGGGTGAAGAAGTTGATTCAACCAATCAAGATGTTATGGTAGGTGTTCAAGACAATGCAAGAGCTATACTTTCAAAAAATATTAAAAAAATAGTGGCAGATTATAAAGTAAAAGCAAGAAATGAATGGTTACGTTTGCCAGAAAATAGAGAATTATTTAAAAGATATTCTGCTAACATGGAAATAATTGGCAATGAAACAACCAAAGCAACAATTAAAAACTACGAAAAAATTAAAAAACTTGGCAATTAATTATGGCTACTAACACCACATCTACCTTGCAGACCCACAACGGAAATGGTAGTACAGCCACTTTCGCTATATCTTTTTCTTTTTTAGAGAATACAGAAGTTGATGTTACAGTTGGTGGTGTTCTTAAAACACTAGGTACTCACTACAATATTAGTGGTTCATCAGTTACTTTTACTTCTGGTAATATACCTCCTTCTGGTACAAACAATATTAGATTTCAAAGAGATACAGATATAAGTGCAAAGAAAGTAGACTTTGCAGATGGTAGTGTTTTAACAGAAACGGATCTTGATAATAATAGTGACCAAATATTATTTGCTCAACAAGAGATTACAGATAAATTAAGTGGTATTGAAGAAGGAGCTACAGGAGATCAGACAGCAGCAGAGATTAGAACATTAGTAGAAAGTGCAACAGATAGTAATGTCTTTACAGACGCAGATCATACAAAGCTTAATGGTATAGAAACTGCTGCCACAGCAGACCAGACTGCTAGTGAAATAAGAACACTTGTTGAAAGTGCTAGTGATAGCAACGTGTTTACTGATGCTGACCATACTAAGTTGAATGGTATTGAAGCAAGTGCAACTGCTGACCAAACTGCTGCTGAG